GATCCAGCCTTTACGGCCTTCAGGAACTCGGCCGCCGTGCCGTGACCCGACAGCACGTAGCCGCCGGGGGGGATCGAGATGACGTTGGTGGAACCGACCCCCGCCTTTCCGTCCAGACCGACCGGAACCTCCCAGCCCCACTGGTTACGAGCCACGGTCGTGCTCTTGGTGATGATGATCAGTTGGTTCACTCCCCGGCCGCCGGGGAACTCGTTACTGAACGGGTCGATCGCGGTGAGAGCGAACGAGGCAGAATTTCCGATGACGACCGTGTTGGCCCCGTCCGGGAACGTGACGTGCGTGGGGTCCGGCGGATCCGGTGGTACCACGACGGGGGCGGCGTTCCACGTTATATCGATCGTCGTGGTACTGCCGTCGGGGTTGGTGATGACGATGTGGTTCGGGGTGATGGCCATGTCAGTCCTTCGAGCACCTGATCCGGTACATACCGCCGAGATGACGGTACGTTGCCCCCTCGACGATCTCCGGACGCTGGATCACCATGTCACGAACGCACGTCAGGGAGCCGCCACCAGGGAACGTGTAGGCTATACCCTGAATCAATTGATGAACACGCGAGGCGATCGGGATGAGAGGAGTCCACGAATCACACAGTCCGACTGCAGTGATGTCGTACAGGTTCGATGTGTCGATCGTGAGACCTTGAGCATTCTGGACGTCACGGGGCGAGATGCACTGGAACACGATCTTGGGAAGTGCGAGTGAGTCGGCCAAGGTCCCGATAGTGTTCTCGATGTGACCGCTGACGAGCGCGTTCAACGTCGAGTCTCCATTGAGGACTCCATAGAGCCACGGCTCGACCAGTTCAACCGTCTCGATGGACGCGGTCATACGGCACACGCTTTCTTGATGGCGTTCTCAACGAATTGAGCGAAGATAGGTTCCGCCTGATGTGCTCCAGGTCTTACGACGGGACGCGCGGCCTGATGGACCGTTCCGAACTCCTGGAAGCCGGAGTAGAACCCAGCACCCAGATACCAGCCCACGACGACCTCTGCGGACCACTCCGTCAGTTCTCGCACGTTGATGGTCCCAGCGATGAAACCAAGGCGCTTCCAGACGGTATCCCGGTACACATCAGCCAGATCGTTGGCGAAATCGTCAAGGGCGTGACCGACTTCGTCCTGAAGGGCATCTCGCACCTTCAGGACGTCGTTACGCTTGATGACGATGTGGGTCGGCAACTCCTACTTGCCCCCTCGCGACCTGCGCGTCGCAGCAGCCTTCCTGGCCATACTGGAGCGCTTGACGTGCGTGTTTCCGGCGTTCGAGATCTCGGCCGCCTCCTTCTTCGTCTTGCCCTTCCGGCGCAACGCCCTGTAGACGTCCTGCCGAGCAGCGTAGACGAAACCCTTCTTTCCACCTGCGTCGCTGACCATCAGACCCTCCGGGCGTTGAGTCGCTTGGCTACCGCCAGCCTACTGGCAGGAGTCTTGTCGCCGATGATAAGCCATATGTCGCCGTTCGAGACATTGACGATATGGTCACCTTCCCGAACGTCTTCATCCAGTCCGCACAGGATGGTGGCCGTTTCCGGACCGAATGTGGAGTCCACGTATCTTCCTGGCATGATGTCGACCACCGATCCGAATCGGCACGCCATGGTGCCGACCGTGGGCCACGTCTCAGTCTGACCGCCAGCCCCGTCTCCGGACAAGACGCGTCGATCGATTCGGCCCGTGTCGAGAAGGGTCGTGGCCACCAGGCGACGACCGCTCTCCACTGCCGACTCGATGCTCACAGCAGGCCGTTCTCCCGCAGGTGCTCCTTCTGCTCGTCCGTCAGGGCCTCGCTGTCGGGCCGCTCGGCGTACTCCGGGTGCGCCTCCGCCGTGGCGTCGTACCACACGGCTTCGACGGTGCCCGCTTCAGCCGGAACCCCGCTCTCGACCTCCGGCTGGATGACCTTCTTGGTGACCACTGTTCCTCCTACGCGAAACTGCTGCTGTTGACGAGCAAGGTTGTTTCGTCGACTGCGTCCACGATCCCCGCTGCCTCGCCACGGAACTGCCAGGATCCTGCCCTGTTGAGTGTGACTGATGCCTCGAAGAAGCCCTGATCGCGACGCGTGAAGATATCGGCAGGATACGTAAGGATGGTCAGAGAGCCAGTCGGATCTATGACGAGACACCGCGCAACGGTCGGATCGGTCGGGACACCGTTCAGATAGAACTTGATCTCGACGAGGACGCGTTGGCCCGGAAAGATCGCTTCCACTGTCGCCTCCCTACGTCCGTCGAATACGAATGATGGCCTTCGCCGCCCGATTGACGGTCACCCGGGTGATTCCCGGACGTCCGAACACTCGTCCCAGGAAAGTACTGGCGAACGTTCCGACTGCCGTGACGGATCCCGCGAACAACTTGACGTAAGCCTTACGGAACGCGCCGGTCGGCGTAACGGAGCCGGTGAACGGCAGTTTCTGTATGATCTTGTATCCACCGCCCACGGGGGTGATGGATCCCGTCAGAACCTTCTGGGCCCGCTTGATGAACGCGCCAGTCGCCGTGACCGAGGCCGTGAACACCCGAACGACGACCTTCAGCAGGGTTACGACACCAGCCGCCGTAACTGATCCAGTGAAGGGAATCTTGGTGACGTTCTTCGTCATTACCCCCGTGGCCGACACGGATCCGGTAGGGGTGATGGCGCTCTCGAACAACTCGAACAGAATCCAGTACCACTGACCCGTACCGGACGAACCGGTGAAGTTGACCGTCTTCGCTCCAGCCGCACCGACGTTCTGCTTAACTCCTGCGCAACCGTTGAAACTTGTGTTCGAGAAGAACTGGAATGATGTCTGATCCGATGAGGAGAGGGTGAACCCGCCAGTGTCGGTCCATTCCGATGCGGCGGCAACGATGGTGGAGTTGGAGGCCGTCGTCGTGAGTGTCCCGTTGAAGGATGTGGTGCCCGCGTTCGGTGATCCCTTGTTGCTGGCTCCCAGCCGGATGGTTCCCGTCCCGGTGGCCTTGTAGACCGCGACCCCGGCACCATCGGCGGTACCTGGAGAGACGGTGACGGTTACCGTTCTGGACGTAGTGCTCGTGGCGACGAACGTGTACATGGACACAGCGCCACCCTGGCCAGCACCCCCTGGGTTGGAGTTGTTGGCCAGTGCGCGCTGCGTCCAGGTGCTGCCCAGCGAATCGGTGACCGCTGGAGTCGTTGCCGTCACGGGGAAGACGGATCCGAATCCCAATACGAACAGGAAGTCGCCGACGGCCGGACTGAAGGAAGCCGACGTCCGCGTGCCTGAGGTCGAGTTGACCATAGGCGCAACCTGCGTGATGGTAATCGTCACGATCGGATCCGCTCAGCCGCCGCTGGGGAACGTGATCTGGTACGTAGCCGCCAGAGATTCGGCAGACAGTAGGTTGACGACCGTGAAGACACTCCGATCGAGCATCACGCCACCACCGGTGGCAGCCTGCGAGAAGATTCCGTGTTCGGTCGCCGCCACGCCCGCACTCACGGTGATGGTGGCGGTCGTCTCGTACGTCTTCGGATCACCCGACTTCTCGCCGAGTGATCCAGTCGGACGCGTGTTGGCCGTCGAGTACTGAGTGGTGAGTTCGGTGGTCAGACCCGTATTGCCTACCGCCTCTGCGACCAGGTTCTGGAACGCATCGACGATGAAGCCGACGCCCGTGTCGGTTACGACTCGGCACGACACGAGGCCGAAGTCCTGCATCGAACCGTCGCGACGGAACGCGCTCAGCCACAGATGACCGATGGGACGACCCAGAGTGCCCCTGTCGAACCGCTCCTGGTCCACCAGGGACCGAACGAAGTTGGCCGTGTTGTCCTGCTGCCACGCCCGACGGACAGCCGCCAGCCGGGCGCGTAGCCCTCGCTGAGGGGTGCCGTAGCGGATCGCGTCATCGAGGTTGTTAATGACGGGCCGCTGCGGGGGCGCGAGGCGTCGCACCGAGACAGCACCCGTCGCCCTGGACGTGTTCATCGGACTCCTAACGATCAGCTTTTCTTGACGACGACCGAGTCAGAAACGGTCACGTTGGCGACGAGGTCGCTCGCTTCGCTCTCGTCGTCGATGAAGTGGGGGTTGAACTTGTACGCATCGCGACGAGACCACGAGGTGGAGTTCGACATGACCATCGAACCGACCACTCCGGTACCGAGTCCAGCACCCGTCATGGCCTGGTCGATATTCGCGAAGTCCAGTAGCGAAAGGTTCATCTGCGGCTTGGATTCCTTCGGCTGGAACTGCCAGCCGATCGAAACTCCACCGTCCGCAGAGATGGACTGATTGCTGAGGATGTCGGGGTTGACCAGTACCCTCTTGACGGCCTCAGCCACGCACATCACAACGAGCCGCTCGGGAATGATTCCGGACGCAACCGCGTCAGCGAGCGACGGCCGATACACGTCCACCAGCACGATCGCATCGTCGATCAGCGTACTCGCGAGATCCGTTTCGGCATCGGACAGGGGACGCCAACGCGCCTCGACATCAGCGGGGCTGATGTTGTACGTCATCGACGTCCCCTCTCCGGTTCAGATCAGGCGGTACGGGTGACGATGACCTCGACCTCGCCGCCACCCTCGACGAGCCCCGTGCCGCCGACCGGAAGCGACTGCCACTGGAGGACGTCACCGGCCGCCACGACGAGGTTCGCGGGAGTGCCGGACAGGGCCAGCGCCGACTCGTCGAAAGCCGCGAGGTTCACGCCACCGACGAGTGCGAGCGTGGCCACGACGGTCGAACCGGCACCCGCCTGGCCCTTGTTGATGAGACTCAGCGTGCGGGAGGCCGGGGAAGCGGCACCCGTCACGGCTGCGGTGGACGAGTAGGAGCAGGACGAAACGACTCCCGCCTCGGTCACCTTGATGGGGTAGACGGTGGTCTGGAGGATCGTCGCGGCAGGAACCTGCGCGCGGTAAACAATCGCACGTGCGGCCTGGTCGGCCATGGCTTTTCAGTCCCTTCTGGTATCGAGCCGAGCCGGATCAGGCCAGACCGAGGTAGGCGACCGGGTAACGCGTCGCCTCGGTCGGGTTGTCGTTGTTGAGGGTGTTCACGACCTGCCACCCGGCACGCATGGTCAGACGGACAGCCGTCATGTCCTGCTGCGCCAGGTTGAACATGATCGCGCCCGTGTTGTCCTGGATGACGGCCTCGGTCAGGATCTTCATGGTGATGTCCTTGCGGACGGCCACCACGAACTGGCTCCAGTCGCCACCGATGATGAGGGGCGAGGTCGCAGCCACAGCCGTCGGCCACAGACCACGCATCGGGTAGCGGATCGGGTGACCATCGAACGACCGCAGATCCGAACCGACACGAGCGACCGCATCGCTGATCCGGTCACCGAGGGAGTTACGCGCCTGCCGGAACCGGGTGCGAATCTTGGTTGCCGCGACGAACCCGTTGACCTCGAAGCCGTCCTGCTCGACGAAGTCGTACAGCACGTCCATGTCGTTGAGGATGCCGCCGGACGTTGCGACGGAAGCCGCAGTGGTCTTGTTGCCCGCCGCGAGCGCAGCCGCCTGGATGTTCGACGGGAAGGACGCGGGGGCGTTCACGCCGAAGTAGACGGCCGAGTCCAGGGTGCGCGCGAAGGCCTCCGCAAGGAGCGGCATGGCCTCGTCCCAGATGTTCGCGTCCACGTCGTCCAGAACGTTGTCCGGAACGGGCATGATGACGGCGATCTCTTCGATGTTGATGAACTTGTTCGTCCACGACATCTCGGTGGTCTGCTTCATGCCAGTGTCACCGGTCACCCAGTAGGCACCCGGAAGCGCCTGGAGAACGGGGAAACGCACCTGAGCGCGAGCCACCGGGATGTGACGGAACAGTTCGAGCACCGAGGACGTCTCGACGGCCTTGCCGAGCATCTCGTTGGAGACCTGCTCGGGAATGAGCGCGGACGAC